GCACAGATTGAAATATCTTTACATCCCTGTCTTCCATCCATGCCTTAATTTCGTAATCATAAATAAAACGCTTATTAAGAGATGGCACATTCAACCAAAACTCATTCTCTGCCTTATGGTTAACAACATTAACTTCATCAGGATCAGCAACAGCTTTCAATAAAGGATTAATCCTGTCCCTTATATTGTCACTCAACTTACGAGTCTTCAATCCTTGGACAATCAATTCCATCTTGATAGAATTTAACCCTTCTCTTTCCACAATGTAATTATCAAGCCCTACTTCATCCATCCCCCTGTGACTCATTACCCCTGTATTAAATACCTGCTTGTCAATCGCTATATCATTAAAAGTAGCAGGAACATTATAAGTAACAATATGATTCTGCAACCCGATGATTAGAGAATTGGTCTGACCTAACCTAGCCAAGCCTGTAATCGTATCACCACGAGCCAATACAGCAGCAAGATCAATATTCACATAATCAGAGCTAGTAGACCAATCATCTTCATTGTCTACAGCACAACCAGAAAACCTCGTGCTTTCCTCCGCAATACCAGAAATCCAAACCCGGTTGTTTAAGGCATAAGGATACTTACCCTTCGGTGGGTTGTCCGCAAGATCAACAGCATACCAACCAGTATGTGCTGTCGGAGGTACAGCCCCATCATTTAAAGATACTGCTTCCGTATAATTAACCCCTATTGCCAGAGGTGTAGCTGTTTGCAATTTAAGAGAACCAGAAACAGTATGATGATAAACATTATAACTGGTAGCACCTGCCAAAGCGACTGGGCTTGTCACTGTTAAAACATCGTTAGCATTAATAGCCTGAGTAACTTGTTCACTTGCAACCGATTGTCCATATGCTGTTACATAGGTAACTACTACATAATAAGTTCTGGCACCTTTTGATCCTGAAGTCGAAACACCAGTAGTAGGAGCAAACGGTTTAGGGGTGTACCCATACTTAAACGGATTGTCCGTACCGTTTGTTAAAATCATCTTGTTGTTGAACATAGTCCAGTTCAACTTCTCGCCTAAAGTTAAACCAGACTTAATAACCGTATCAAAAGCACCAGTTGATGCCGTATACCGCAACAACCTAGTATCAGCCTGTGCTAAAATTTCATATGAAGCTGGATAGTTACCATCATAAACCATCAACCCGATTACATCTGGCCCAGCACGAAACAAATCGAATATAATATCCTGTGTTGCATCTACCCCCCAACCAGAATCTGCCCTATCGGATTTGAATACGTTACTGCCATGAGTAGGAGAAGAACTATCAGTACCCACTATAATATAGTTACCTGAATTGCCACCCCTGTAATCAAGAACAAAACATACATCACCTGCGGAAACCGCATGAGGTGCTTCAAACGTAAACTCAACAAAAGCAAAAGAAGTTGTCAGATCAGCCGAATCAAGTTCCAAGGAAGTTTTTAATATCTCACCAGTTGGTACACCAGTAGAACCGACAGTACCTGTACTCGCATATATCTTCGCCCTCATAAGCCCTGTGGGTGAGCCAGACTTTTTTAACCAAAATTTGACGCTCTGAATCGTTTCATCAGAAGACAAGGTTACGGCAAAGCCAACATCCTCGTTGTTAGACGAATACATGCTGACCGTACCGCTTTGGTTACCAGAAGCATAAGTATCAACGCTGTTTCCAGCAGCATGATGGATGGCGACATCATTGAAGAAGACTCGTCCCCTTCTCTTCGATACTTCGCCATTTAACGCAACCCGGCTATTTTGTAGTTCAGTGGCATAGTTGGGGGATATGTTTCCTTCACCAACTGCGACATCGAACAGCCCCTTGTTATTCGATTCAAATATCTTTTGTTTTAATGGCATTATCTAGATAAAGAATAATTACGTCTGGTTAATGGTTTGAATCTTACAGCACCCCTGTTCTGTGCCTGTAACTTCTGCAACAATGAATTAGCCATTGTCATTTCCCTGTCACGCTTGGCAAAATCCTGATCGTATTCTGCATACTTGGCTTTTACCATATGCCTTATAACTACTTCTTGAAATGGAGTTGTATCCGAATCAGCACTCAAAGCGGTTAACTGCCGTGTATACCAATAGGTCATTACCATTCCGTTTTCATCAGCAGTAGGAATAGGATCAACTTTTATCTGGTCTACCTGTGAAGCATTCTTGCCAAACGGTATCCACACAATAGGTCTACCTGTATCTCCCTGTATTACTTCTTCCTGAAAAGCTTGATTAGATGTAGCCATGTAAACGAATGTATCTTCCGTATCTATATAAAACCTGTCACCAACAATCCTGTTTACATCTGCATCCGTAGCCAAGGTATATTCCCTTGTGTCAGTAGCCAACGTAACAGTCCCCTCGGATTTCAATATATCCCACTTGGCTAATATATTAAGTTCCTCGATAGCCTCGTTGATGTAATCAAGAATACGAACCTTGACATCGCTGACAAGACTTGAACCAGAATCAAGACCCAAGTCACGCAGTATTGGATTTCTTATTGTTAACAGAGACACTATTTATTCTCCTGTTGTTGTTTCAATAGCTCTACTTCTTTCTTCAATCTTTCAACTTGCTTCTTTAGTTCATCAGTAGGTTGTTCTGTTTCTATCTCCTTCGGTTCCAACTTATAAGGAGCAGAAGGTTTTAAAGATTCTTCTGGAACATTGTATGTTGTAAAAATTCCCATATCAGTAGTTTTGGTTACAGATTCTAAATTCTGGATGATCGGTGAAGAAACGCTTTACTGCTTTTTTAAAAGCTTTCTTGTCATCACTCAGTATGTCTTTATACTTTGGTTGCATTAGAAATACAGAAGGAATACTCCCAACCTTTCTCATGCTACGCTGATCGGTAAAACCATTATCGGTAGATACCCTCTCTGCCTTTACCTCATTACCTGCATCATCCAATCTTTGGATATGCTGAAAAGATGTTTTAGCCTTCTTAAAGCGATTGCCTTCTTCATGCAACAAACGTGTAGCTATATCGCTTGTATAACCATCCTTGTCAGGAATATCCTGTGTTTTCTTTTTCTTTTTTTTCATGAAATAAACAAGGGGGGTTGCCCCCCCAAGCCCATTTAAAGATTAAAGCAATCAGACATTTAATTCTTCAATAATACCTGAAGCTTTTTCTTCGTAAGAAACTACTGTCCACTCAGCTTCAACCATGCCTGCTCTGGAAGCACCCAGCTTGGCAATCGGGGTATGCTTAACTGGACGTAGCATTGCTATGCCCCACATATCCTTCTGCAACTGTGCAAGCTTGTCAGTAATCATGTGACGGTCAAGAATGACTCGCTGTAGTCCAAAATCACTCTCGTAAACATCAACGCTATACACAAGCTTCTTAGCAGTAGCTTCTATATTTCGTTGACTAGACGCAGAAAACCCTGAAATTGCACGTTTCTGCGTACCGTGTACATAGGTAGTGTCAGGATTTCCACCGTTAACAAAGATAGCCTGTAAACTATCATTATAAATGTCTTCGGTTAAATCACGACCACCGCCTGCCGTAGCCAGATTAGTGGTAGTCCAAGGAATTACTCCCTTAGAACCTCTAGCGGCTCCTGCTGATCCTACTGCTGAAGCACCATTAACAACATCGACTTCCATTGCAAGAGCCATGATTTTTAAAGCACGAGCAAGTTGGTACTCATACTCGCCGCCTTTAATCCCAGCCTTGTCAACAGCGTCCATTGTATCTGACACTTCAAACACTTCACGATTAATCTGAGTATAATTACTCAATCGTGTTCGTGCAGTTGCAACATTCGCACTGTTACTGAATGCCGCTCCTTCAGCCACTCTTGATGCATCTGCGGTTCCAAGAGTATCAGTAAGCCATTCATGCGTTGTCGCAACAGCTTTTGATTTCTTGAAAGCACTCAACATCGGAGTCTCTGTCGGAGAGATATTCACGATTATATCCAGCAAGTCCTGACGCATACCACCGCCACCAGTACCTGCTGCTTCTGTGTATGTCTCAAATAGAGCCATAATAATTCTCCTGCTTAATTAAGGCCGCCAAGTATGCCCACGCTGTGACAACATATCTGCAAAGTCTGACACCTCACCACCACGCAAATCATTAGCAGCTTGCCTAAAAGTAGGCTGTTGCCTTTGGCTTGGTCGTGACTGCGGTGTGACATTGCCTGCCATTGGTGCGGCTTGTTGTCGTGGGGCAGGTTGGTTACCCATTATTTGTTGGTATTTATTTGCGTCCACCATCAGTTTACTAAGCTCGGCAGCTAATACCATGTCCTGCGGATGATTCTTGAATTGTGGCCCAATAATACTTTCCAACACTGGATATGCCTGTGTCTTCAACGTCTGGTAATATTCGCTTTTAGAATCATTTATGAAATCATAATTCTCCCTGACAAATTGATCTGACTGCGTTCTCAGATTCTGTTGTTGTTTCAACAAATTTTGAGCCTGAGATTGTGCTTGGGCAGTTTCAGAACGCTTCATCTGCAAATCCTGACGTTTCTGCATATGTTGGGCAACTTCAGCCGCTGTGTATGTGTCCCCTTCATCCTGTAATCGTTGATCCATTTCAGTAATCTGGTTGTCCACTTCAGTGACATCACCCTGCGGTGGTATATAAGAAGACTGCAACTTCTGGTATTCAGCCGCCATTTGCGTCAATTGATTAATCTGCTGCTCACGA